ATATAAAAATGGCTCTTTAATAATAAGAGCCATTTTTGTATTCCTTTCCCGTTAATTGTTCTGTCTTTGAAACAATCCCAACCCCGTGCGTTTTTTTATTTCCCGTTGCACATTGCGGGTATGAATATCGCAGAACTTATCCGAAAAATACAAAACTTGATCCGCACTGGCGTTGTGATTGATGTCAGTGCGGAAAAAGGGTGTCGAGTTAAAACGGGCGACAATGAAACCGACTGGCGCCCGTGGCTTACTGCACGTGCTGGTAACTCGCGCTCATGGTGGGCGCCCAATGTTGGCGAACAAGTGCTATTGCTATCAATCGGTGGCGATTTAACTACCTCGTTTGTGTTGCCGGCGATATTTAGTGATGATTTTTCAGAGCCGTCAACCTCATTAACCGCGCATCGTCATGAGTATAAAGACGGGGCAGTAATTGAATATGAGCCGGCAACAGGGGCGCTAATAGTCACGGGAATTAAAACCGCCGTGATTGAAGCCCGCGAGTCGGTCAAAGTCACGTCACCTGACATTACGTGTGTCGCGACAAGCAAAATCACCTTAGATACCCCTACCGTTATTTGTACGAACAACTTAACTACGGGATCACTGACGGTGCAAAAAGGCGGCACCATGACCGGTGATATTACCCATGTTGGTGGGAAAATGTCCTCTAATGGCGTGGTGGTTTCAACCCATACCCACGGTGGTGTGCGTACCGGTGATGGTAATACGGGGCAACCGCAATGAACTATCTCGGCATGAATGCACAAACCGGTGAACGTATTACCGATATTGAGCACGTTCGCCAGTCTATTAAAGATATTTTTAATACCCCCATTGGTAGCCGATTGATGCGCCGTGAATATGGCAGTTTGCTTGCCGATTTAATTGATGGCCCAGTTAACGCCAAGATGCGATTGCAATTAATGTCAGCGTGTTACACCGCAGTTTATCGTTGGGAGCCACGTATTGTGATGACGGCCATTGATATTCATAGCCAACAGGAACAGGTGATTGTCGATATCACCGGCTATTACGCCCATAACCAACAACCGATTAATTTCTCTCTACCGGTGATATAACATGCCAACGATTAATTTAAGCCAATTAACACCGCCCGATGTGATTGAGTCGTTAGATGCAGAACAATTATTACGCGAACGCAAAACGGCATTGATTGCCGCAATGCCCGTCCATTTGCGTGATGCGGTTGCTAATACGTTATCGTTAGAGTCGGAACCGCTGACCAAGTTGTTAGAAGAAAACGTCTATCGTGAGTTGTTATTGCGCCAGCGTATCAATGAGTCTGCCCGCGCGGTGATGGTGGCGTATGCAAAAGGGGCGGATTTAGATCAGTTAGCGGCGAATTATAATTTATCGCGTTTAGTGTTACGCCCTGCCAATAACAACACTATTCCGCCTACACCGGCGATTTTAGAGTCTGACGATGATTTGCGTTTACGCATTCCCGCCGCGTTTGAGGGGCTAAGTGTTGCGGGGCCGGTGGGCAGTTATGAATTTCATGCCCGTAGTGCCGATGGTCGGGTGTCCGATGTGTCCGCGATTAGCCCAACGCCGGCAAATGTCACTATCTCGGTGTTATCTCGTGAGGGTGACGGCACCGCATCGGAAGAGTTACTGCACATTGTTGAGCACGCGTTAAACGATGAAGATGTGCGACCAGTTGCTGATCGCATCAAAGTGCAATCTGCCAAAATTATTCCCTATCAAATTGATGCGACGTTATTTTTATTTCCGGGGCCTGAGTCGGAGCCGATACGCAAAGAAGCAAATCAACGTTTGACGCAATACATCACAGAGCAACACCGCTTAGGGCGTGATATTCGCTTGTCAGCGATTTATGCCGCGTTGCATGTGGAAGGCGTGCAACGTGTGGAATTAAAACAGCCCACCAAAGATGTGGTGCTTGATAAAACGCAAGCCTCCTATTGCACCCAAAGCACTTTAATCATTGGTGGCTCGGATGAATAGCTTATTACCGTCAGGCAGTAGCCCATTAGAAAAGGCGGCCGCTATTGCTTGTCAATCCTTGCAAACGTTGCCAGTACCTTTACGCCAATTATGGAACGCCAGCACGTGCCCCGTTGATTTATTGCCATATCTTGCATGGGCTTGGTCGGTTGATAGATGGGATGAAAATTGGTCGGAGCCTGTTAAGCGCCAAGTAGTACGGGATTCGATGTTTATTCATCGACACAAGGGCACCATTGGTGCGCTTAAGCGTGTGGTTGAGCCGTTAGGTTACATCATCAAAGTCACTGAATGGTGGCAAACCGACGATCCGCCGGGCACATTTCGCCTTGATGTGGGTGTGCAAGAAAACGGTATTAGCCAAGAAATCTATGACGAATTAGAGCGTTTGATTGCCGATGCACGCCCTGTTAGTCGGCATCTCTTGGGGTTATCTATCAACCTTGATTCGCAAGGTGAGTTTTATCTTTCTGCCGCGACGTTTAACGGTGATGAGTTAACGGTTTACCCCTATTTTGCAGAAGAAATTACCGTGTCTGGTGCGCCATTAACGGCGGTCGGAGTACACATTATTGATAAAGTTGAGGTCGCACATGAGCGCTAAGTTTTTCGCCTTATTAACCGTGATTGGTGCCAATAAATTGGCAAAAGCCACGGCATTAGGCACCACCTTAAAAATTACCCAAATGGCTGTGGGTGACGGTGGCGGAACGTTACCGATGCCAAGCGAAGAGCAAACAAAATTAGTTAATGAAAAACGTCGAGCTGGAATTAATACCCTGTTTATTGATTCAAAAAATGCGAATCAAATCGTTGCAGAGCAGGTTATACCCGAAAACGAAGGCGGTTACTGGATACGTGAGATTGGTTTATTTGATGATGAGGGCAGTTTAATTGCCGTGGGTAATTGCCCTGAAACCTATAAGCCACAATTACAAGAGGGAAGCGGACGAACGCAGACTATCCGCATGATTTTAACCGTTAGTCACACCGAATCCGTTGAGTTAAAGGTTGACCCCTCGGTGATACTTGCTACGCGTGAGTCTGTAGACAATGCTATTGAAATAGCGTCAAAATCCATTTTAGATACGGTTGAAAAAGAATATGCAACAAAAGACGAAGTAAAAAAGAAATTTGACAACAGTAATATCGTACATGAAAAAGGCGTATCAAAAGAAAAAGTTATTAGTCAAAAAGGCGTGACAGAATTATTTCAACCCAAAGGCAATTATCAACCCGCTGGTAATTATGTCACTACTGCGACATTTAATTTAGAAATCAATAAAAAAATAGATAAAGCAAGTCTCTCACAGCAACTTGGTAATGATGTAAATAAAGTACCTAGTTTAGATTTGGTGACTAAAGAGCTAGGGAATAAACAACCTAAAGGTGATTATGCATTAAAAACATGGGTTGATAATATTTATTATAAACGAGATGACAGTCCTTCATTTAATGAAATTAGTGCTACAGCTATTCGAGTGAATAGTGTTAACGTCGCGCTAAAAGGGGATTGCTATACAAAATCAGAATCTGATAATAAATATTCTCCGAAATTACCCTTTGTATACTCTTCGGGTGAGGAGTCAAAAATCATATCACCAAACAATAAAATCCTTATTTTTGTTAATGATAATGGAACAACAGGAGGGTATGACAGAGATACTCAAGCAACAGTCTGGGGGTTTGATAAACGTGGATTTATGACAAGAGGCACTGTGCATTTTGACAGAATGTCAGGTGTTTATTCACAATCACAGGTAGATGCTAAGTTAAAAGAGTGCCTAAATTTAAAAACATCATCAAAACAATTTATTGCAAGTGATATATATGCACCCACTTTCATTACAGGCTCGCAGTATGGAGAACGTTCCTATTTAGAACATAAAAGTGATGAGCTTACTATTACCCACATATCGCCAAAATCAGGGGCAACAAATATTACTTGTAGAAATAAAAGTGGTACCTTAGCACTATTGGGTGATCTCGAAGATGTTAATAATATCCCTGTTGGTTCCCCTATTCCGTGGTCATTAGCTACAGCACCCTCTGGTTATCTAATCTGTAATGGTCAAACATTTAATAAATCAACATACCCAAAACTTGCCGTTGCTTATCCATCAGGAAAACTACCTGATTTGCGCGGTGAGTTTATTCGTGGTTTGGACAGTGGGCGCGGTATTGATGCGGGGCGTTCGGTATTATCAGTTCAAAAAGGTAATAGCTTGTTATCCAGTAATATTTTTGGTGGATTGAGTTCATCGGAATCAAACAAATGGCATAAAGCAATTAATTATATCGGTATTACAGGTACTGATAATGACGGTGGTTATGGAGTTCACCAGCAAATAGAAGGCGCTAATGGAAATGAAACTCGCCCACGTAATATCGCCTTTTTATATATAGTGAGAGCAGCATAATGAGCAAATATAGTTTAGATATCCAGAAAGGAAAAATCGGTGATAATGGTTTGGCAGAAATCGCAGGTTGGGTTAAGTGTTATTTAGCTCATCCAATTACGCGTGAATATATGGGCGCAACCATGGAAAATGTCATGTTTGATGTTTCATTATCTGCAGGTGCTTATTTAGATGAACCACCATTACCCCAAAAAGAAAATCAAGCCGTTAGACGTAGAGAAGATGGTAGTGCATGGGAGATTGTTGACGATTGCCGAGGTTTAACCGCCTACAATACGCAAACAAAGCAACCTATCATCATTGATTTTATGGGACCATTGCCTGAATCTCTCACATTGTTAAAACCGAATAGTGAGTTTGATAAATGGGATGGTAAGAACTGGATTGTTGACACAGAAGCCCAAAAAGCGGCACTCATTACACAGATTAAGCAGGAGAAGTCACAACGCTTAGATGAAGCAGATAACATAATCACTTATTTGCAAGAAGCTGTTGATGTTGACTTAGCCACAGAAGAAGAGGCTACAGCACTGCAAAAATGGAAAAAATACCGAGTTTTGTTAAATCGTGTTGATATTTCAACGGCACCAGATATCGAATGGCCTCAAAAGCCAGTTTAGTCATTGTATCATCGTTCAAACAATCGCGCTTTCGTGCAATTTAATCGCTAATTTTTCATGCTACACGGACACAGTTATAGGAGTCCGTGAGCATGGCACAAGATTATCATCATGGTGTGCGCGTTATTGAAATAAACGAAGGCACCCGCCCCATTCGCACTATCAGCACCGCTATTGTCGGCGTGGTTTGCACCGCTGATGATGCGGACGAAAAAACCTTTCCTTTAAACAAACCCGTCTTACTCATCGATGTGTCACAGGCTATTGGTAAAGCAGGGAAAACCGGTACTTTAGCCAGCACGTTAAAGGCGATTGCAGATCAGGCTAAACCTATCACTATTGTAGTACGTGTTGCACAAGGTGAAGAAGAGGCAGAAACCACCACTAATATTATCGGTGGTACTACCGAAGAAGGGCTAAAAACAGGGTTACAAGCACTGTTAGCATCACAAGCCCAACACGGCATTAAACCTCGTATTATTGGTGTGCCCGGTCATGACACGTTAGCGGTTGCCAATGAGATTGCGGTGATTTGTCAAAAGCTCCGCGCCTTTGGTTATGTGTCTGCTTACGACTGTAAAAATATCAGCGAAGCAATCAAGTACCGTGACAACTTTGGTCAGCGTGAATTAATGGTCATTTTTCCTGATTTTACCTCATGGGATAGCACCACCAACAGCGAATCAACCGCTTACGCCACGGCGCGTGCGTTAGGTCTGCGTGCCAAGTTAGACAATGATATCGGTTGGCATAAAACCCTATCAAATATCACCGTTAACGGTGTCACGGGCATTTCTAAAGATATCTATTGGGATTTACAAGATCCCGCGACTGATGCCGGTTTACTGAATGAAAAAGGGGTGACGACACTTATCCGCCGTGATGGTTTTCGTTTTTGGGGTTCGCGTACCTGTTCGGATGATCCACTATTTGCCTTTGAATCTTATACCAGAACTGCGCAAGTCCTCGCTGACACCATGGCGGAAGGGCAGATGTGGGCAATTGATAAACCGTTAACGCCATCTTTAGCGCGGGATATCGTTGAAACCATCAATGCAAAATTACGTTCACTGGTCAGTCAGGGCTACTTGTTAGGCGGTGAATGTTGGTATGACCCGACATCAAATAGCAAAGAAGCACTTAAAGACGGCAAGCTCACACTGGATTATGACTACACACCCGTGCCACCAATGGAAAATCTGATGTTACGTCAGCGTATTACCGATAAATACCTGATGGATTTCGGTAACAAAATCAAGGGGTAAATCATGGCGTTACCACGCAAGCTAAAGAATTTTAATTTATTTATGAATGGCGCCAATTATGTGGGCGTTGCCGAAGAACTCACATTACCCAAAATCACCCGCAAGTTAGAAGCCTATCGCGGGGGCGGTATGAATGGCTCGGTGCAAATTGATATGGGCCTTGATGACGGTGCGCTTGATAGTGAGTTTACTCTTGGTGGCGCTGATATTGACGTTTACCGCCAATGGGGCGCATCCACTATTGATGCGGTTCAATTGCGTTTATGTGGCGCCTATCAGCGTGATGATACGGGGGAAACATTAGCCGTTGAAGTGGTTCTCCGTGGTCGTTATAGCGAAATCGATCCGGGTAACTGGAAATCGGGCGATAACACACAAACCAAAATCACCGTAAAACCCACTTACTACAAGTTAGTGATGGACGGTCAAGAAATCATTGAGATTGATATCGTCAATATGGTGGAAAAAGTGGACGGTAAAGACCTGTTACAAGCACAGCGTGACGCGCTGGGGCTTTAATTAAATGCGGAAAGAGAACATGAAAGAGCCAATCGAAGAACAGAACAAAGAGCAAGTTGAGTGGGTTGTTGTTAATGGTGACCAAGCCACGGTGACCTTAGAACAACCGATTATGCGTGGTGAAACCAAAATTGAAAAAGTGACCGTGCTTAAACCCAATTCGGGAGCACTACGCGGTGTGCGTTTACAGCCGTTAATGGATATGGATGTTGATAGTATGATGCAGGTGCTACCACGCATTACTATGCCAACACTGACAAAGCAAGATGTGCTGTCTTTAGCCGCGGGCGACTTGGTAAACCTGAGTGTGCAGGTGGTCAATTTTTTATTACCGAAGTCGGTTATGCCCGATTCCCAAGCGAATTAACCACCGATGAACTGGCGGCAGACATTGCCGTCATTTTTCATTGGTCACCGGCAGATACCGGCAAAATGAACCTTTCAGAATTATTGTCATGGCGCTATCAAGCAGCGAAACGTTGCGGACAACAGGATGAGTAATAACTTAAAATTACAAGTTGTACTGAGTGCGGTTGATAAATTAACCGCACCGTTTCGCAGTGCGCAAGAAAGTAATAAACGATTGGCGTCCGCTGTGCGTCAATCGCGTGACTCGCTAAAAAATCTCAATCAGCAAGCCTCACAAATTGACGGCTTTCGTAAGATTAAACAGCAGTTAACCTCTACACAACAGGCGTATCAATCCGCCACACAACGTGTTGCTACTCTCGCCAAAGAAATTGCCAACAGTGAAAATCCGACAAAAAAACAGTTAGAGGCGTTTAAAAAAGCGCAACGGGAAGCGGGGCAACTCAAAACCAAATATGAGCAATTACAGCAGTCAGTACAGCGACAGCGCTCAGCATTACAAGCTAATGGCATTTCAACAAACCAACTCGGTCAAGCGCAACGGCGACTGAATGGTGATATTGAACGCACTACGCAACAGCTCCGCCGGCAAGAAAATCAGTTAAGGCGCAGTGCTGAACAAGAGCGGCGCATGGCAGCGGCTAAATCGCAGTATCAAAAGACGCTCGATGTACGAAATAAAATGGCGGGCACTGGTGCCACCATGACGGCAACCGGTGCGGGTATGTTGTATTCCGCCAAACAAACCTTAATGCCGGGGTACGAGTTTAATGTCGGGATGTCAAAGGTGCAGGCATTAACGCGTCTCGATAAAAATTCTGATGAATTTAAGATGTTGCGTGAGCAAGCGCAGGAATTAGGCGCAACTACAGCCTTTACTGCCAACCAAGTGGCGCAAGGTCAGGCATTCTACGCCATGGCAGGTTTTAAGCCTGAGCAAATTAAAAATGCTATGCCCGGAACATTGGCAATGTCATTGGCAGGTGATATTGATTTAGGTACCACGGCAGATATCGGCTCCAATATTTTAACCGGCTTTAAGCTCGATTCTGACCAAATGGGGCGAGTGAGTGATGTGTTGGTCGGGGCCTTTACTCGTTCAAATACCAGTTTAACCATGCTTGGCGACACCATGAAATACGTTGCACCGGTGGCGTCAGGGTTAGGGGTTGATTTAGAAACCGCAGCCGCCGCAACGGGTAAATTGGGTGATGCGGGTATTCAAGGTTCAATGGCGGGTACTTCATTACGCGCTATCTTAGGGCGTCTTGCTGAACCGCCGAAAATGGCCGCCAAAGCATTAGAAGAACTTGGCATTAAAACCCGCGATGCAAAAGGGAACTTACGCGACTTTCCTGAGTTATTAGCTGAGTTGGATAAGAAAACCGCTAAGATGGGTAATGCACAACGGGCAGGCTTCTTTAAAGCGATTGCCGGTGAGGAGGCTTTTTCTGCATTATCTGTGCTTGCTGAACAAGCAGGAAAAGGAGAATTACAGAAGTTTGTAGATGAATTAAAAAAAGCTAAAGGCGAAGCGCAAAACGTCGCGGGTACAATGACGGACAACCTTGATGGTGATATGAAAAATCTAACATCAGCGTGGGAAGCTTTAGGTATAAAAATATTTGATGGAATTGATAAACCATTACGTCAAATTTCTCAAAGTATTACAAAGGCAATATCAAAGGTTGAATCATGGGTAAAGGCTAACCCTGAACTGGCTAAAACGCTGACGATGATCGGTTTAGCGATAGCAGGCATTATTACCACGCTGGGTATTCTCTCGTTATCCATTGCGGCAATGTTAGGGCCATTAGCCGCCGCGAAATTAAGCTTGTCAATTTTAGGCATTAAAGGCGGTAGTGCGCTCACGCTATTATTAAAACCGATAAAATTATTAGGTAGTGCATTTTTAGGGTTGGGTAAAGCCATGTTAGCTAACCCTATTTTATTGGTTATTGCCGCTATTGCGGCTGCTGTTTATCTGATTTATAAAAACTGGGACACCATTGGCCCCTACGTTTACAAGGTATGGGATACCGTTAAAAAATATACTGCTATCGCATGGCAAGCGCTAAAAGATACTATTAAGAGTGCATGGGAGGCCATCAAGTATATATTCTTTAATTGGACACCGCTTGGGCTCATTATTAAACATTGGAATTCGATAGTCAGTTACACCCAAACAACATGGACGATGATAAAAACTAAAATTTCAGATGCTTGGGAAGGGATTAAAACAACTCTTAAAAACGGTTGGAATAATATTGTTAAGTCTGTACAAGAAACGTGGGAAACGATAAAAACCACGATATCAACAAAATGGAATGAAATTGTCGAAGACACCAAAGCATTACCGGCTAAATTTTTGCAGTTTGGTAGTGACCTGATTGATGCCATTATTCAGGGGATCAAAAATAAATGGGCGGACTTTAAAAATAGCATTGGGGAATTGGCAACCGCCGCTAAGGAAGCACTCACCCCTGAGTTTATGAAAAGTAATGATCCGAAAGTGCAGTCTGCGTTAGATTCGTACAACAGCAACTTTGCCGGTATGTATGATTCCGGCGGTTATATTCCTCGTGGTAAATTTGGTATTGCGGGAGAAAATGGCCCGGAAATTGTCGAAGGCCCTGCGAATATCACCAGTCGTAAACACACTGCGATGTTAGCGGCTGCCGCATTATCGTTAGGCAGCGCCTTTTCGTTACAGGCACAAAATGCCCCGTTGCACCCACACAGTTTGCCCGTTGAAAACTATCGTCCTGCTCCGGCTAATGTGAATATTCAACAACAGCGTTATCAAAGCGCGCCGGCACATTATGAAATTAATATTCATCCTCAACCAAACCAATCCGCGCAAGATATTGCCCAGCTTGTTATCGCGGAAATTGAGCGCCGTGAGCGTGAAGAACAAGCACGATTAAATAGCCGTTATCAAGACAGTGAGGTGTGGTAATGATGGCAGCACTTGGGGTATTTGTGTTTGAGTTACGCACCGTACCTTATCAATCCCTACAAAAACAACAAACGTGGCGACATGGTTTTACTCAACGTGTCGCACGCCGACCGGCACAACAATTTATTGGCCCTGATACCGATGTGATCACCTTATCGGGGGCGCTTTATCCCTCATTAACTGGCGGTAAAGTGTCGTTGCTGGCTCTAGAACTCATGGCGGATAGCGGTAAAGCATGGTCGTTTATTGATGGTACGGGTACCATTCATGGCATGTTTGTGATCACCGATTTACAACGTACCCATACCGAATTTTTCCAAGATGGCGCCGCTAGAAAAATTGATTTCTCGCTGACATTAAAGCGTGTTGATGACTCTATCAGTCAGATGTTGGGAGATTTAAGCGACCAATTAGGCATGATGGCCAATGGTGCCGGTGAAGCGATGAAAGGAGTTTTATCATAATGTTGCCAGAAATGATCACCGGTAAAAGTAGCATGCCGGCTTTTGTGTTAATTGCTGGTGATGAAGATATCAGTGCCAAAATTCAAGGGCGATTAATTTCGCTTTCATTAACGGACAATCGGGGCTTTGAAGCTGACCGGCTTGATATTGAGTTAGATGATTCTGACGGCGCATTAATGATGCCTAAACGAGGTGAGGTATTGACCTTGCATCTTGGTTGGCAGGGTGAAAACCTTATTCATAAAGGCTCATTTACAGTTGATGAGATCGAGCATTCAGGTGTACCCGATAAAATGACATTGCGCGCTCGTAGTGCCGATTTTAGGGCAACACTGAATGTGCGCCGTGAAATGTCTTACCACCAAAAAACATTAGGCGATATCGTCAGAACCATTGCAGGGCGTAATAATGTTACGGCGGTGGTTGATCCTGGTCTTGATACGGTAAAGATTGAACATATCGATCAGACTAATGAGTCAGACGGTAGTTTTTTAACGCGCTTAGGACAATTAAACGGTGCCACCGCTTGTGTTAAAAACGGCAATTTGTTGTTTATGGTACAAGGGGGCAATACTACCGCCAGTGGTCAAGCATTACCGCTAGTACAAATTACCCGAAGTGTGGGTGATGGACACCGTTTCTCATTAGTGGATAGAGGGGCTTACACGGGAGTTGTTGCTCATTTTTTGAATACTCGGAAGCCTCAAGAAAAGTCTCAAGCGCAAATAAGAAGGCGAAGACGAGGTAACAATAAGCCGAAAAAAGAACAAGAAAAACAAGGCGATTATTTAGTAGGTGAAGAAGGTAATGTGATGGTGTTGTCTCATACTTATGCGAGTAAAACCAATGCTGAACGTGCCGCGAAAGCCGCGTGGGAAAAAATACAGCGAGGTGTTGCCTCTTTTAGTATTACCCTTGCGAAAGGGCGTGCGGATCTCTTTCCTGAATTACCCGTAAAGGTTAGCGGATTTAAGCCTGAGATTGATGAGGCCTATTGGACGTTGGTCACGGTGAGTCATTCATTGAACAATAGCGGATTTACCACCTCGTTAGAATTAGAAGTTAAAAGCAGTGAGATAGATATGGATAAGGAATAGTGCCTGTGTATAATTACAGGTAATTTCCACATCATAAAGAGGTAGCCCGTTTATGATGATTTGTCCTGTTTGTGGTCATGCCGCTCATACCCGTAGTAGTCAACAAATATCTTCCGATACCAAAGAACGTTATAACCAGTGCCAGAATATCAATTGTGGCGCGACGTTCGTCAGTCATGAAACCGTAACGCGGTTTATTTCAAAGCCTCAGTTGATTGAACGGGTAGAGCCGCATGTTGATAAGTGTTGCCAACAGGCATTAGCGATTTGATGAAATGGCCCGGAGTGTTCCGGGCATTTTTTATATATGAAATAGTTTATTTTTTCTTCGAGTCATTAGCATCATTGCTATCATCATTATTCGCGTTATCTGCTGTCCCGTACCTGCTTTCTGGACAAACTTGTTTTGATTTACTTGTACTTCCATCATTACAAATAAATTTGCCATTTTCGCAATGAGATATCCCCCCTTTTTTACCTGAGCAAGGAGTGTTTCTTGCGAATGAGTTATTAATTGAAAATAAGCTAAGAAGAGCAATTATCAATGTTGGAATAATAACTTTGTTCATTATGAATATTCCTGTCAGTAAGGTTATTTGAGATAAGTTGAAGAGTTATTATTGTAGTATAAGTTTTGAAATATGGAGCTTCGTTAATCAGATATGTAATGGTCGGGTTATTGGATTAGATGCCCGGAGTGTTCCGGGCGTTGTTTTATTTATTTGCCGTTAATTCATTAAAGAATTTATCAAAACCTTTTTTACCGCTATCGTCATAACGTAATTCATTAAACTGTTTTGTGAATGAGCAGTTTTCATCAATTAAGTCATTCAATGAATTGATTGGAATATATTTCTGGGTAATTTTTAGAGCTTGATCTTTGGTAATTGTAGCTGTGTATTCTGGACTATCTTTTAGCTTTTTATAACTATTGTTGTAATCAACTAAATTAGAAACGATAGTAATACTATCATTGTTTGTGTTAATAAATGTACGGAATATGCCATAAACAAGAGCTCGTTTAGCTAAATTATCTTTAACATCACTAAAATCATTATCTAAAGCAAAAGCGGATAATCTAATTTTTAATGGGTTTTCGCTAATAAGCTCAAAGCCATTCATTTCTGATGGATAGTCGTTAAAATCTTCTATCATGGCAGAAATTGAAGGGTAAATTGCATTTTTATTACTACATACAAAAGAATCGGTTATTGTTTCTTGTGTTTCGGTGATTTGGTTGTTAGGGGTATCGGGAGCGAAATTAAGAACCCCAATGATTGATAAGACGAAGGTAACAAGAAAAGCAATAAATGATTGTTTGCGGTTTTTTAACTTGATGATGCTAGGTTTTATCATGCCTAGAGTTATGCAAACGCCAGATATTAAAAATAAAAAAATTGATACAATGAATAGAAATTCCATGTTTTTTCCTTTCTAACGATAAACAGAAGAATCTTAATAATTTCTAATGATGAGACACGAAATGTGGTAAGTAAAGCCCCTAAAGTAAGGGGCTAGTCTTTATATCGATGTGGTCGTTTTTTCGTGGGTGTGGACATTTGGTGGACAGTGCACTATTGGAATCTAATAAAAACAATGGGTTAGATTCTATTTTCGGACACCATCCCTGTCTTTTGCAGCCCCTCTGGAGAGGGGCTTTTTTTTGCGTTTTTATTTATGCAATACATATAATGCATTGAAATAGTAATCTCTATAGAGTTCTAATATAATCAACAAA